CTCCAACACCATATAGTGTCTTTCTTTTAACATCTCCACCATTTTCATAACCCTTAAATGGACTAGAAATTGGTCTATCTTTTTCACTCTGCTCTGTACCGCTTATTAATTCATTCAATATTTCTTCTTCTGGGCTAGGTACATCTGTTTTAGGAAAGCGTGTACCGGATTGCAATTCCATAAGTACCTGTTCTTCAGGGCTTAAAACAGTTGATGTTCTAGGTACTGGTTTATTTAATATATTGGCTAATAAAGAAAAAGGCATACTTAACATGCCACCAGCCATAGGTTTCATGTTTGCAAGTTGCGCTTGTCCAATCAATGCATCAATATTACCGTGTGCTCCACTATTTTGACTTACTCCGCCGCCTACTTGATAGCCTTGGGGAGCACTATCCGAAACCGCATTTAATTTTTGTAGTAATGGTTCACCTAACATAGCCGCTGACTCCTGTTTAATTACAAATTCTCCGGGAGTAAGCATTGCGGGTACTGTATCTGTTGTTCCAGCCATTATTCTCTTATCTCCACATGTACTAAATCATCAAAATTGTTATCTTTAATCTCGCCATCAGAGTCCCAATCCCCTCCCCAACGAATTTTTACACCAAGCTGTTTACCAATGCCACGAATCATGCCACCCATATAATGAAACCTTTCCCTGTCTTTCCAATCTATAGGATAAGGCGCTATATCCACGGCTTTTCCTTCCATATGCCTTGAATATTTAACCTTCGTTGCTCCTTTTTCAAGGAGTTCAGCCTGTCGTTCTCTGCTCCTAACGCCTTCAATAACAGTAACATCCATTATCTTGATAAGCTCATTAAGAACATTAACCAGTTTGGTATTAACACCCTTTAGGCGTTCTCTTGACGTTTTTCCAAACTTATACATCGTATGTATAATACATAATTTATTAATACAAAAACAATAAAAACATTAATATTGTTAGACTTTAGCTCCTGTTACCCAATTATATACTTTTTTAAATTTATAAGAGTCTGACTTCTCTTCTTTTTTGTAAATATCATCTGCACTCATCTTATCTGTTTTTGGTGCTTTAGCAAAATAGTCAGCATAATATAAACCGTCTAATAAATCATCGTTCCTCGGCTTTGGGTGTTCAAAGAACTCATCAACAATTTCTGTCATATGTCTATAAATAAATAGTTTCTTAGAGTTTACAATTTGACCCAGTGCTGTTTCAAGCCTGTCTTCTTTCTTCATTCTCGCTGGGGGCTTAACCCCTTTAAATAATCCCGGCATAAGTCTTTTTTCTTTTACAGACATGCGAGTCACCATGTCTCTAACCATTTCTTGAGCGGCTACTGTTTCAATAGTTACTCTCCTGACAGGACTATACTTCTTTGCTAATTCAATTATTTTTGCAGGGACATCGAATGTGGGTATACGTTCCCTAAAGTAGTCAAGTATATAACGGTTTTTATGTGAATCAATACCCATAACTAATATAACTTGAAAATCTGATGTTGCAGTAGCAGTTGCCGCCAAATCAACACCAATGTAAACATTAATTGGAATTGCGTCATCACCTTCAATAATAAACGGCATATTGCTTCTTTTCTCAAACCTGCCATTGTAATACTGAATCCTATCTATTTTAAATGCCGCATTTGTAATATCACGAGCATCATTCATATACTCCTGAGCAAATTTATTAACAAGCCCCGCTTCAATAAACTCACGCTTCTTTGCATTTAATTTTTTCTGGGAGAATTGTGAAGACCAAAGCGGTTTCCCGTCTTCAATAGCACGATAAAAGTTCACATCCCAAGGATATACTCTCTTGTCTTCTCTTGCCTTTTTCCATCCATCATAGACCATCTGTAAAAAAGAGTCATAGTGAACAATAGTTCCGGATAGCCATATCCATCCTTCATTACCCGGTGTCTCTTCAAGCGCCGGATATACAGTAGACACAATCCATTTTTTAATTTCAGACCTACGTTCAGGTGTCTTTGTGTTTAATTCTGATTCAAAATCGTCTAAAACAATACCAGTATAACGAACATCCACTTCTGAACGACCTCTTAAACGCTGTGATGTACCTTTAGAGATAACTCTATCGCCTTTTGGAGTAACAATATCCTTCTCTGTCCACCTTTTGCCCATACTTCCGCCGTCCATATTACCGAAATAATACTTTATCATCTTGTTATTCTCGAAATGAGAGCGAATATACTTTAAATGGTCAATAGCCTGACCTTGTTCTTCTGATACCCAAGCTATAAAATGCTGATTATCTTCACCCGCAAAGCAAAGTTTGTGTATAATAGCCGCTTTAGCGACAACAGACTTACCATGACCACGTGGTATAATGTTACATATTCTTGCACCCGGCGATGTATCAATCATTTTCTCAGCCATTTCATAGTGAAAAGGTGCAGATTCTGATTTATTTAAAAAGTCTCTCGGTAAAAACGCCCTACCGAAGTATATAAGGTTACTAAATGAATTTAAAAGAACATCATCACGCTCTTTCATTTCACTAGGTGATGGAGTTATATTAAAATTATCCATTACTAAGGTTTATCAATTATAACTGCTTTCTGCAAATTTTCATCCCATACTTTTATTTTACTTGGTTTATTAACTTTAAATGGGTCGAATTTATATGTTGGGGCTTTCATCAGCTTCTCAAACTCCTTTGATGTTAAAAGCTCCTTGCCACCTAATTGTTTTATCGAACTTTTGGCTTCTTCGCTCATCATGATTGGGATTTTCTTTTTTAATATGTCGTGTAAAAAATCAGCCTTTCTCAAAGCCATTCCTGATACTTCATCTTCCATTGCCCACTTTGGGAACTTTAATAAATCTATCA